ATCTAGAACGGTGTTTTCGCCCAGATTGTTCGTCAGCGTGACGCCAAAACTATTCGCGCCGCACGTATGCGCAAATGCCTCGGTCGGCGTAGCGCCGTCTCCGAGTTGGATGACCAACCGTGTGGTCTGATTTCCGGTTCCCATAGTCAGTCTCCTTGATTTGATGGGGTTTGGATTGCCTCGGCATCACCGCGCGCAATCAGCGCTTCTGCGGTTGCTTTCGGCACATTCACTTCGCTGCCTGCGGTGAACCCTTGCGAGACAGCAGAGGATACGCGATAATAAGCGACCCTTAAGATTTTGATTTTCAGGTGGAACCCTGAATGCGTTTGATTTTTGCTCTGCTCTCAACGATGCCAATAACAGCATCTGCGAATGACTTCGCAGACTGCCTGGATCATCACGCCGGTGTTGTTATTTTCGCTCACGAGTTCGGTGAATTCGTTTGGCACGAGCATGAATTTGTCGTTGACCAAGTGGATGATGGCGTAGCGACAGCCACGCAAGTCGAGAAACCATCGCGCGCATTAGTCGGACTTCAAGAACACAGTGTGCGACTTGTGAAAGAGTACGAGAGGTCTCTTTTTGCATATTGTGAGTCGTTAAGGCCCTAGCTTTCGCGGATTGCTTTGCGTATCGCGCCGGTGATGCGGCTGCGGACACTCCTTCGGCGGGCACGGTAGACAGGAAAAAAGAATGGTTTAGCGGCCATATTCACCGTCCCAAATTCGTGAAATCTGGCGTAAAAAGCATCGCCGCCGCCTGCGAATATCGTTATCCGCATGGTGCCGAATTCCCGTCCGCCGACTGTGCCGATTGTTAGTGAGCCAGCGGGCGCATCGCCCCACGTCCACCCGATAGACCCCTGCAAGACGCCATCGTCATATGGCGCTCGGCTCCACATTTCTTCAACGAGGTCATTCGCCAAGTCTTCCATAGTGGCGCGAACGTTTATCCTGACTCGCTTGGGTATAGCTTTCCATCTGCGGTTGAATT